CAACACCAAGACATCATTTCAAATAACTTACCGTAAAGGAAACTTATTGAAATCACGTCGTAATGGCACTTACATACAGAAGTCCATTGGAGGAGGTTGTCGGTTGTTTTGAACCATCTGTGCAATCAGCGATTGCAAATGTGGCAGCTAATGGCTACAAAGATTTGGAAGAGGAGAACTTCAGCTTATTCAACTACGCTCTCGGGCCTTTGGCAAAAGAGCGGTTGTCTAAAGCTGGGATCTACTTAAGTCCATTCTCAGCTGTGCCACACTCACATCCTGTTTGCAAGACTTTAGAAAATTATATGTTGTATAAAGTTTTACCATCTTATATAGATAATAAGTTTGTTTTCGTAGGTATTAAGGCATTTAAATTAAATATTCTTAAAGTAAGGAGTGGCAAGAAGGCCGGTGGTGCAGGTAATTTAGATTTAGTTCAGCACATAAATAGGTACGTGACCAGCGCTGACAAATTGCGATATGGCAATGAATTCGTCATCACTAAATCGCTTGAGCACAAGTTTTTAAAGAGGCATGCAGTCAGCTTGGAAGCTGCTACCTTGCGCGATTTGGTGCCCGAATGTCTAAAGTTACGCTCAAAGTACTTATTTATGCACGATGAACTGCATTATTGGGATACTAGCACTCTTAGTTGCTTTCTTGAAGTTATAGACCCAGAAGTGCTGATAGGAACGCTGGTTTATCCAGCTGAGTTATTAATGGGGTCCAAGGAGAGTCTTCATAAGTGGTGTTACACTTATGAAGTGAAAGGTGGTGATTTGCTTTTCTACCCTGATGGTGTGAGATCAGAGGGGTATGTGCAGCCGCTTCATTGCGGTTATCTGCTTAAAGCTAAATCTTTGGTGTTGCCAAATGGAGTATGTTATGGTATTGATATCATAGCTAGCAAATTTTCACATCACTTAGTGGCAATAACAAAAGGGAAGGGTGTAAGCTGTCAGTACCGGAGTTTCGGTCCTTTTGATGCTGTGAGTAGTGTTGGGCTGAACCGTGTGAGTAGGAACGTGGGTAAGTGCTTCCCTATCTCGTTCGAGGTAGTTTCAAGGATTTACAGATACCTGCGGACACTCAAGAAGCCTGACCTACAATCTGCCATGGCTAAATTGGGCCAACTGCTGCCTGAACCTAGCGGTACTGAGATCAAATTCCTTGAAGAATTCGCTAAACTGGTGATTCAGACCAGTACTTTAAACGTTCACATTAATGCGGATTTGGTGCAGGGTTTCATGGGAAGATTCCTCGGCTGCGGACCTAGTTTCATCTCAAGTTTGTTTGCTAGTGTGAAGTCGATTAGTTTGGATGAATTTGTAGGTGCCTTAGAGCCCTACTGCTTCACAATGCAGACAACTGAGTTGAGGTTTGACCACGATGAGGTGGTGGAGCTGAAGACCTTCGGAGAGGCTGAGGAGGATGTTGATCTAGTTCGGTGCTTAGACAGCTTTAGAGTTGGGAGTGTGATTCAGGCCCGGCGCCCGGCTATGTATTTCATGCCAAACTGTGGAAAGATGAGAGGGTCATTGGTACAAATTCAAAATGACCAAATTGTCAGGTTCTTGGTTAAATTGTTGCATAAATCTAGGAACGATTTCTATCAATGCGGAATCAGTTCATCAGATTTGATTGCTTACGTATTGGCCTTGAGCAAGAAACAGACTTTGGTTGATCTGAAGGTGCTGTTGAAGGACCATGAGGCGATGAGACGGGTGAGAGTCCTGGTGCGCGAGTTGGGCGTTCAATTTGTGAAGAGGTATGAGCCCAAAAGGATTGAGCAAGCAGGTTGCACAGAGCCAATGCCTTATTCTTTAAAGAGTGTATACTCGCAGGTGGTACTCGAGCTACTTAATTCAAAATCAGTGGTGCCCGTGGTAAGTGTGGGGCAGACAAAGCAGAAGTCGGGACCCGAGATTCTGGTTAAACCTGAAGAGAAGAGTGGGCCTCAGTCTCTGAAGTGCAGTTGTGGGATTGCAATGCCGATCACATGCCTGCCAAGAGCTAGCATGATCGCAGACTTTTACCCAGATGCTCTTAAAGGAAGGGAAGCCGCATGGTATTCCAGAAATGGAGTAGGGTACGAGTACAATGGAGGGAGTCACTCTAGCAATGGTTGGCCGGAGTGGATTGAAGCTTGGGCTAAGGTCAATGGTCTGGATATCTCAGGGTATAACTGCCTGTTAGCACAGAGGTATAAAAAGGGAGCCTCATTGAACTTACATGCTGATGACGAAGTATGCTTCGAAAGGAGTAAGATTTTGACTGTCAATGTAGAAGGAGAGGCTGAGTTCAAGGTGTTGGGGCGTACTGGCTGTGCTGGGAAAGTGGAGCTGACTAGTGGCCAATGTTTTGAAATGCCCGACGGATTTCAGGAGAGCCATAAGCATGGGGTCTTCAACTGTAGTGGAGGTAGGGTGAGTTTCACCTTTCGCCTTTTGAAGGTTAATGCCCCGGTCATGGAGAGTGCTACTCTCATTGAGCCAACTAATGAAGTAGAGGGCTCGCAGGAGCAACCCGGTGTCCTGGCATATGAATACATGGGCGTTAGTGTTGAAAGCCAGCATTGCCGTTTGGAGCAGCAAGATTTCATAAACACTAGAGTTGATGGCGATGGGAATTGTTTTTGGTATTCGCTTGAGACTGTTGTGGGGCTGAGCATGGAGGCTATGAAAAAGCTAGTTGCCACGCGTTCCGTGGGTGATGTAGTGCAACGGGGAAGACTTGCTGACCAACTCTCACCTGGAGTGATGGCACAGGAAGAAGCTATTTGCGGTGCAGCCGACGCTCTGAAATTGAGGATTACGATCTTTGATCATGAGCAGCAAGCTGTTTTCGTATTTACACCAAAAATAGCCAGAAGCTCCATAAATCTACTGCTAGCTGGTGAGCATTTTGAGCCTGTTAGGCCTGCTAATGATTGTGTCTTGAGGTGCATGGCCGAGGTGCTCAAGAGGGACGTAGCTGAAGTCTTAAGGGTCCTGGAGGAGAATTTTGAAATGGAAGATCTCCTGCCCCTCTGGAATGCTGGTGGCTTGGAATTTGAGGCTTTACCGGCGGTTTTCGAGTTATTCGGAGTCAAGGCGTCACTGCTGATAGGTGGGGAATTGACTGAAATCAATAGTGAGGGCGAGGTCGAAGCCACTTTTGAGCTCTCTGATGGGCATCTTAGTGTATTACCGGTGAGGAAAGAGCCCTCGGCGGCTGTGTTGAATCGGCATGTGGGAAAGGGTGCTGTGAGTGAGAGTTCTGTGGTTGCTTTCGGGAGCCATGGGACTAAATTGAAGTACAAGCCCTTAATGAGTCGTGCAGCGAGGCTATCAAAAAGTTTGTTAGTCGGGCAGACCGGAGTGATCAGCTCCAAACTCTTCAACGGGAAGGAGGATTTACTAAATGGTGGTTGGTCTTTAACTGAGAGTGAGAGAGACGTGTATGCAATTCTGGGCACTTTTGGAGCCGGGAAGAGTACACTGTTTCGTAAATTCATGGCTGCTAACAAGACCAAAAATGTCATTTACGTAAGTCCACGGAGAGGTTTGGCTGATGATTTTGCCAGGCTTGTTGGTATGCACGACCAGAGGAAGAGCAGGGGCAAGGATAGAGCCTCAAAGAATTGGAGAGTGCACACGTTCGAGACGTTCCTGTGTAAAGCAAGAACCGTTGGACCGGGGTCGGCTGTGATCATTGATGAGATTCAACTTTATCCACCCGGTTATTTGGATCTGGCTTGTCTGTGCTTGCCTGAGGGAGTGGCTGTATTCTTGGTCGGGGATCCTTGCCAAAGTGATTATGATAATGAGAAGGACCGCGGAGTTTTCTACAAGGAGATGAGCGATATCGATTTGCTTTTGCAGGATTCTGAATATCGCTACAACTGTCAGACCCGTAGGTTCAGGAATGGCAACTTTCAAGGTCGTTTGCCATGTGATTTTGACTGCAAGGATCTTGAGGTCACTGAGGGGCACATGCTGGTGGATGGGCTAGAATTGGTGGATGAGCTTGAGGAGGTATGGAAAGAGGTGGTCTTGGTTTCCTCTTTTGAAGAAAAGAAAATAGTGCAGTCATATTTCATGAGTGACGTGCTAGCTTTGACATTTGGGGAGTCCACAGGCAGGACCTTTGGGAGTGGATGCATCTTAATAACGGAAGCATCTAAATTCACGAATGAGAAGAGGTGGTTAACTGCTTTATCTCGTTTCTCAAAGAACGTCTGTTTCGTGAATGCTACTGGCTCTAGTTTCAGTAGTCTGATGAGTGCATACAAAGGCAGGTGCTTGTACAAGTTCATAACCAAAACTGCAGGCAAGGATGATCTTTTGGACCTGCTGCCAGGCAAGCCGATTTTCTCACTTGGCTTTGAAACCACAATTGGAAAGGATGAGGGAGTCAAGGAAGAAAAATTGGCTGGTGATCCATGGTTGAAGGGAATGATTGATCTCCTTCAACTGGAGGATGTTGAGGAAGCTCAGGAGGATATGGAGGAAATGCAATCTGAATGGTTCAAAACTCATTTGCCCCAATGTGAGTTAGAATCTGTGCGCGCCCGTTGGGTGCATAAGATTTTGGCCAAAGAGCACAGGGAGGTGCGAATTGGGAATATTGTTTCTGAACAATTCACAGATGAGCACAGTAAGGAAAGAGGTCTTCAACTAACGAACGCGGCTGAACGTTTCGAGACCATCTACCCAAGGCACAGGGCGAGTGATACAGTGACCTTCCTGATGGCTGTGAAGAAGAGATTGAGATTCTCAAATCCAAACAAGGAAAGGGCTAAGTTGCATGAAGCAAGGAATTATGGCCGATTCCTGCTTAATGAGTTCTTACAGAAAGTACCACTGAGAAGGAATCTCAATAAGGATCTGATGGCTAGGGCTAAGATGGATTTTGAGGATAAGAAGACTTCAAAGAGTGCGGCAACTATTGAAAATCATAGTGGTCGTTCGTGCAGAGATTGGCTGGCTGACGTTGGGCTCATTTTTAGCAAATCTCAGATTTGCACGAAATTCGACAACCGATTTCGGTCCGCAAAGGCTGCACAGACCATTGTATGCTTCGCGCACTCAGTTTTGTGCCGATTTGCACCCTATATGAGATATATAGAGTACAAATTGAAAGAAGTGCTGCCGGCTAGGTTTTACATTCACTCAGGAAAGGGTTTGGATGAGCTGAATGATTGGGTCAAGGTTGCTAGATTCGAAGGGATTTGCACTGAATCTGATTACGAGGCTTTTGATGCTTCGCAGGATCAGTACATAGTTGCCTTCGAAATTGAAGTGATGAAATGGCTTGGCTTGCCAGTGGATCTAATTGAGGATTATGTGTACATTAAGACTCATTTGGGATCCAAGCTTGGTTCTTTTGCCATAATGAGATTCTCGGGGGAGGCAAGCACCTTTCTATTCAATACAATGGCTAATATGCTTTTTACCTTCTTGAGGTATGACCTAAAGGGTAATGAAATGATCTGTTTCGCTGGAGATGACATGTGCGCCAATGCCAAGTTGAAAATCTCAAGGGAGCATGAGAGTTTCCTGGACAAGCTGAAATTGAAGGCAAAAGTGGAAATGAAAGATACTCCAACATTCTGTGGGTGGAATTTGTGCAGCGATGGCATATTTAAGAAGCCACAGTTAGTGCTTGAGCGGATGTGTATAGCTAAGGAGACTAACAATTTGCATAATTGCATTGATAATTATGCCATTGAAGTTTCTTATGCTTATCTGTTGGGCGAGAGAGCGATCAACCGCATGAGCGAAGAAGAACTGGAAGCACATTACAATTGCGTGCGAATCATAATCAAAAAGAAGCACCTTTTGAAGTCTAGTGTTGTGAATGTGTTTAGGGACAATTTAGATTAGTTAGCTTAGGTTAGAGCTGTAGGTTTGAATTATATGGAAGTGTTATTAGAGTTAGCGTCTAAGTATAAGTTTAAGCGTCTTGCAACTACCCTCAAATACCCAATAGTGTTCCATTGTGTCCCGGGTGCTGGTAAAAGTAGCTTGATCAGGGAAGCATTGAATCTTAGTCCTAAGTTTGTTGCTTTCACCTTTGGTGAGGCAGATACTCCAAACTTGAC